ACCCTTATGGGAGATTACGAACGTATTCGTAGAACTATCTAGGTTCTTAAGAATCTTCAGTAATTCCTCAGTTCCAGAAGTATCCAAGGAACTGTCAAATACTTCATCTAGAATAAGAAGATTAGTACTAACACTACTCTTCATTCTAGCAATCTCCCTCCAAGTGAAGAGAAGAGCCAAATCAATCTTTTGTTTTTCTCCTTCCGAAAACGATGCGTATGAAAACTCATCACGGTAGCGAGACTTAATGATCTCATCAAACTCTTCATCTAAAGTGAAGTTAACATAAAAATCCATGCTTGTCAAGTACTTATTGATAAGCTTGTTGATGACAGGAATGTACTTCTTGATGATCTGAGATTTGATTCCATTATCTTTTAGAAGATTTGCAATGACTTCATACTCAACTCTTGTCTTTGATACTTGAGCACAACGTTCTTCAATCTCAGATTGTTCTTCCCGATAAACTTCTAACTTACCTTGCATCTTTGCAATGTCGGGTGATTCATCAAGACGTTGAATTTCCAATTGAATCTTTGAGATTGATTTCTCATTACGGGAAATCCTATCTCGCAACCTGCTAATGTTGTGTATGTTATCTTTTAACTTGTTCTCTCGTTTAATAAGAACCTCTAATTGATCATTAGTAGAAATAATTTTTTGCTGGAGCTTTATACATCCAGTATCAAATTGTTCAGAATTATTACGAAGATCGGATAATTTCCGATCTTTGAACTCACTATCGATAATCTGATCACATGTAGGACAAGTATCATTCTCTGTAAAGAATGCAATATCCTTTTGGGTATAATAAAATCTATTCTGAAGTTTATTCAAGATAGCATTTGCATTTTTTAGATCTTTCTGAAGATTCTTGATATCAACAATTTCAGTATGAATATCTAAATTTTCTGCCTCAAAGATATTGATGTCTCTAGTATACTCAAAGACTTCTTCTTCCAGAACAGAAATATCTTTGATCTTCAAATCAATCTCACCCACATTCGTTGTTTGCGAATTGCGAATATGATCCTCCTGCATTCTGACCTTAGTCTCTGCTGCTTTTAATTCATATCCACATTCTTTTTGCTTTTCTAAAACCTGGCGAAGTCTATCTTTTAGGAGAACATTCATTGTAGAAAAGATTTGAATGTCCAGAATATCTTCAATGATTTCTCTCCTATATGCAGGAGTTAACTGCATGAATGGAACGAATGTCGATGATCCCAGAATTACTACCTGAGTAAAAGACTTGTAGTTCATCTTTAGAACATTTTGTTCTAACCACTTTTGTTGGTCTGACGCAGCTGCAACTTGATCTACAAAGACATCATCTCTATAGATTTCAAATTTGTTTGGTTTAATACCTCTATTGATTCTCCATACGACATTACCAATCGTAAATTTAATCTCAACTACACATTCCTTTTCGTTGATACTATTGACAAGTTGTGGTTTGTTGATCTTACGGAATGGTTTGTTAAACAAAACAAAACAAATAGCGTCAAGGAGAGTTGACTTCCCAGCACCGTTTGATCCCTGAACCAAAGTCGAAGGACTTGTATCCAGATCTAGTTGTGTAAATTGATTTCCAGTAGAAAGAAAATTTTTCCAGCGAATCGTGTTAAAAGTAATCATTGAGGAGGAATTACAACATCATCAGGTTCAATAAAACAATAATTATATCCATAAACAGCACAGTTTTGTGTTACTTGGTCTTCATCACATTCCTGTATTTCTAGTTGATCGTCAAAATCATCGGCTTCTAAAAGTCCATGGTATCGAATAGCATCATCTTCTTGAGAAAATATTTGTACAGTTCTTTTACCATCTTTATTCATTACGGCATAAACACCGCCATGTCTTTTAGATACTAGTATATACATTAGACCTCGCAAGCTTCTAGATAAAGGGATCTTACTATGGACTTAATAGATTCTTTGTTAGCATTAAACTCTACATCATCTATATATTTGTCCAACATGGTCATAGTATCTTCGGTTTCTACATCATCAGATACCTCTCCATATTCTACAGATAGATCTTCGATAATCTTGAGATCTGCAACTCCTGCATCATACAACATCTTGATCAGTCTGTCAAACTTTAGTTGATCCTGTTTATCTTCAACAATTACTTTGACATACTTGCCTTGATATCTACTAACATCTTTCCAATCCGTAGCATCCCTATAAAAGATTTTTTCAAACATATTATAAGGATTTTTAACGTATTCAAGTTCTAGATTGTCAGTATCTAGAATATGAAATCCCCTAGTTGCTTTATAATCGTTCCAATACAACTGGTATGGATTTCCAAGGTAATAAACATTACCTTTTGATGACTTTGTATGAAAATGTCCTGAAAGGACTTTTTCAAATTTAGCGAACGGTTCAGTAGATATTCCATGTTCCATTACAATACCAGGGACACTCTCAAAACCAGTAAACTCAAGATGGCCCACACAGAGAGTTGAAGTAGATTGTTCCAGAAGTTCGTAAACTCTGGATCGATTATCATCACATATCCAAGGGATGCCAAGTACAGGCAAAGAACCAAGAAGGAATTCACCAGGGCTATCCACAACCTGAATGTTTCCATACTCTCCCAAGAGGAGAGATGGGGCATTAATTCGGAGAGTGTTTTTATAGTAGATGTCATGGTTTCCTACGAGCATGGTCATTTTTACACCCAGTTTTTGTAACGGGGTAAACCACATTTCTTTCGCTGCTTCTAGCGAACTGAAATTAACAGATTTACGACGATCAAAAGTATCACCCAGGCAAAGAACTTGCCTAATTTTATTCTTCTTAATGTAAGGAATAACTACCTTGGAATAAAATTGTCGGTAGTACTCGACATAAATTTGTGAATCATTACGAACACCAAAGTGTTGGTCAGTGATAACAAGTACTTTCATAATCAATAACGATAGCTGTATTCAATGTTAGCTTTAATTTGATTGTAGGAATTGTTTATATCATCTCCATCTGAAGAGAAGACTTCTTCATATCCAGACCTCTCAATTAATTTGTCTTTAATATCCATTTGACGTTTTTCTTTTGCAATCCTTCTAAGAAAAGCATAAAACACAATCTGCGTGAAGTATGCAAAGGGATTCTTAGATTTTTCTGGATCAAAATTATCAACGTATTGAATACAATTTTCTATACCGTCACAAATCATATCATCTTTATACATGTAATTAATAAAGTTTGGACGATAAGATAAGTGAGTAGCAATCTTTAAAAAACATCCCCCAATGTAATTGTTGACTCTTGGTTTTTCAAGTCCATCAGCTTCGGCTTTTGCAACACTTTTTTTATATTCGACAAGAGCACGCAAAAACTCCTTATTATCTAGATAGTGTTGCTTTTTCTTTTCCATCATAAGTTGACTTAATGTGTTGGTATTATAATCTTAACGAAAGAAGTTGTCAAGGGTCTTGACAACTTGGAAAATTACATGTACAATAACTCTGTAGGGGTTCAAAAGTTATCTTATAGAGTTTTAAAGATCCTTTCCAACTTCCTTTTAATCTCTGCTATCTTGCCTTTGTGGCCCATTTCTTGATCTAGAGGAAGTTTAGCTTCTTCTATTGCTGTTTCAACATCTTCTTTTTCAGTAGATTTCTTAATAAAAAGTTCATACATAAATGTCATCTCTTGTGATAATCCACCCATCGTCATAATATCTTTTTCGTTAATGATGTAAAAATCTTCACTAGAAAATTCCATCCACTTATTCATTGACACTCCTTTGACGCCTCTTCCCTCTCCTAGAGATTTAGTGACAACTGATATCTCTACAGGATCTTGAACGTATATTACTGAGACACCTTCATCTTCTGTTGCAAAGCCTTTTCCGATGATTGTTTCACCAGAAACTAACTTCACTAGGAAGTGGAATTCTTCATCATGACGGACGTAGTTAATCATAGGATTCTTTTAAGCGAACTTCTATTATTTCATAATCAAATTTTTCTTCATTGTATATCTTAACTCTTTCAACTAAATGGTTTAGGGTAAAGTTTTTCAAATTGTTATTAGAAATATCATCAGCAATATCATAAAGAGTTGCTTGATTTTTGTTCTCGCCTTTTCGGAGAACACGGCCTATAGACTGGAGATTACGAACACGAGATTTAGAAGGTGATGCAAAAATAATATTATGGAGATTACGAATATTGATTCCAGTAGAGAAGGTTCCATAACTAGCAATAATAATGGCATCTTTTTCTTGCTCACATATTTGTCTAGCTTCTTCTCTGTCTTCAGTATCTACACCACCATGAATAAAGAATATCTTGCGTGTACCATTCATCTTACTATTTATCATATTGTAAAGTACCTCTCCGTGTTTCTCGACATAAGAGAAGAGTACTAGGGTATTTCCTTGCATATCTCGACACAAGTTACGAATTAACTTATTCCTTCCAGGGTGTGAAATGATGTACTCAATCTCATCTTGATATGATTGGAATCTAATAAACTTGTGCTTTAGAAGAAGTACTTTGATTTTTAATCTGCTAAGATGGCCCTGTTGCATCAGTTCATTGGTTTTAGTAACCTGATTGCATCTACCAAAGATACCCTCTAGAACTAACTTGTTTGTATGACTACCATCTAAAGTTCCTGTAAATCCGATACGATATTTACAATCATGCATCTTGGTCATGATTCCAGTTAAAGACTTTGCTTTTGCTAGATGTGCTTCGTCAACAATAACTACGTCAAATTCTTTAAACCATTTTCTATCTTCTTTATAGATTGACTGCCAGGTTGTTATTACAACCTCTGAATCCACGCCATACTTTTCTTTGCCTGCATAGATTTTATGGCAGTACGCAGAGGCGTTCCAGCCGTAATCTTCAAAGTCCTTATACATCTGCTCTACCAGTGATGTAGTTGGAACAACAAGGAGGACTTTTCTACTAGCATTTACATGGTATCGAATGATAGAATAAATCATCAAAGACTTACCAGATGCAGTTGGAGAAAGAAGTAGTCTCCGATTGTATTTTAGTGCTTCGTAAATTGCTTTATATTGATAATCTCTTGGCTTGTGAGGTGTGCCAAGGGACTTTACAAAATCAACTATACCTTCAGGAGAAACTAGTTCGTTAGTTTCATGAGGGTGTCCATAGAAGTCACAGTCAGAGTGTTCATAACTATACCCTCTTTCATTACACCACTCCTCCAAATAATCTACAAGACCACAATATAATTCCCCTGTTCCTGGAGAATAGAGTCTGATTTTTCCATCCCAAAACTTATTACGATATTGAGGCATGTATTTGGCATTGGGTACGTCAAAAGTAAAGTATTCGGCTAATTCAACATTGATATGTGGTTCAGTTACAATTTTCAAATAAACTTCGTTCTTCTTACGAATCTTCAGATCCATTCTATACTCCCGATTTAAATCTCTCCCATTCGATTGCATTCTTAATTTGATAGGAGCGATTACTTACCATTTTTAAAATGCTATCAAGATAAGTGAGTATCTGTTCTATGTAGTCCAGTTTGTACTGTGCCTTTTGAATGTCCTCATCAGCATCGATGAACATTTCAACTTCATCTTTAGTGGTTAACTTTAGATCAAACGGAACATCTTTATAGATTTCTTTAGGTGCTTTGCCTTTGTAATACTTCCACTTATCACGAACAAGTGTCCTGAGTTTGTATTGGTTTTCTCTTTTCATCAGAGAAAATGTGTTGTACAACTCAAAGTATTTCATGTGCAATTGTGGAACACGGAGAGATTCTTCGCAAAGAAGATCGGCATC